GCCAACAGCAGCAGCATACACCGCCGGCCGGCCTAACTCGACAGTGCGCACCGCCTCGCGCATGTCGTCACAGCTGGCATTAAAAACGGTCTTCCCGGGCATTGGAAAGGGTAGGGCTTCAGCTGCAAAATGCGAATAGGTCCAAGCCTTGCCACGGCGTGGCACCGCATCCGAAACCGCCTGCATATATTCGGCGTCGATAGTATCCGCACCGGTCGCGCTTTTTGGGTGCATATTGCAGGACTTCGGGCACGTTGCATACGTTTCGTGTTGGCCACTGCGATATGTCACAGCAATGGGGCCGGTTTTTTTGTTAGCAGTCACTGCCATTGTTTTTAGCATTTCTTTCTCGCTTTCTGGGATTGTCGCAGGCTCCATTGCCGCGACGTGTGCAGTATAGCAGCATTGATAGGCCTTGTGCTGGCCTTTTATTTAGTCTCATTGCGCATTGCTTCGTCGCGTTCCCCTTCGGTTGCAAACCACAAACACTCGATGACCTCTTCGCCTTCTTCACCATTGGCAATTTCAAACCCATAGTTCAAGCCGGCATTCTCCATTTCACATTTAAAAAAATACACTTCATTCGTTTCCATTTTCTATTCCTTTCTATTGGGTGGGATACTACAGGAGAAGCTTACACTTAAAACCAAAGCCTTTCAAGAATAAAATTTATTCCCCCTCCTGTTCCAGCAAATTATCGATGGCCTCCTGTTTTGTAGCGCCACGGCCGATTAGGTCGCCCTCGTCATAGCCCTTGCGTGTGGCTTGCCAATCCATGCCACGCACAGGAATCGGTGGGCAAATGAATGCGGTTTCGATTTCGTCGATCGCCATATGCAAAGCCTCATGCGCTTTGCGCTCTAAATGCATTTTCTCCAGCATCGCTGTTTGCTCTGGTGTGCTGATGGCATTACGAAAGCCCTCTGGACTTTCCATTTCGAGCTCGGCCAATGTTTTCACTTTATCACCTCCCGGCAAATAATGGGGCAGCAATTCTCGTCCCCCGGCATGACCAAAAAGGGCACATCCTTGTCCGTCATTTTACGGGCAAACTCCCGCGCAGCCCTCAGGGTTTTAAAGCTTTTTATGACGGTCACTGTCGAGGGAAAACACACATTGAAAAGGGGGCGTTTATTAGGCATTTTTCTATCCTTTCTGGTTGACCGCACAACGCGGTATTTGTGGATCTTACCTCAGTTACCCAGGTTACGCAACAATTCTTTTTTGACCTCTTGCCAATCAATTCCTCGAGACAACCACTGCGCAGCCGGACGCAGCCTGAGGCCTTGTTCGGCGAGCTCGATCGCCTGCCGGCCGTGATAAAGCAGGATTGTGTCAGGACGTGCCCCAGCGGCCTTCCAGAGCACCAAGACATAGGATGGCCTGCCCCGGAGGGCATGGCGCGTCAGGAAGGCTATCTGGTGCGGCCTGAGAGCTACCTTGTAGCCCTTGGCCACCACCTTGTTCTCCACCATGACGAATTGACCCTCAATGCCGATCAGCATGTCGGATATACCAAGGTTCACCCGGTTCTCAATCCGTTCAACATCACACCCCAACAAGCCGGCCCGGATTCGAGCAGAAAATAGCGCCTCAGGTTTCATCAGCAGCCTCCGGTGGATGGGTTTCGAAGAAGTCAGGCGGTGGCTCGTCCACCCCGGCATCAAAAGACGGGTCCTTTTCTCGGCCGATACTCTTGATCACTTCGGCCGGTTCGGCCTCGATCAATCGCCCGGGCGGACCGCCGTAGAGCTTCTTCAATTCCTCAAGCTTGCGCTGGACCTCTTCCTTCGACATGGAATCGATCGTGCCATGGCGAATCTCTTTGCGCTCGACGTAGATCGTGCCAAGGGCTTGGCCACGCCGATATTCGGCCTGCACTGCGGCAGCATAGGCACCCGCGCCTAAAGCAGCGTCTCGGATGGTCTGCAGGTCTTTCATGTGCCGTTCGTAGGTGGTGTTGTATTTCGACGCCAATTCGGCCCGATAGGCTTGAATGGCGGCAACCACATGAGGGCAGATATCCGGGTTGGTCAGTTTCCACGCCATGACGGAGGCACTGACCTTGGTATAGCCAGCACGAAGCGCCGCCTCTTTCAGCGTCACTGTGCCATCCCCTGAGACATACTCCTGCACAAACTTCCATTCCTTGCCGTTGAGGGGCTTCTGGCCAGCCAGAGGGCCCACCTTTGCCGCCATCCTGCGTTTGGCTTTGTCAGGGATAACCGGGGGCGTGTTCCATACTTGTCGTTTCGCGCTGTGGCCCATCAAACTGTCCTCCATAAACGCCAACCGTTTTCGACCCTGCGTAGGCTAAAGCGCCAAGAGGGCTGGTTGACCAACACAAACCGTCTGCCGGCCACCCGGGCCGAGGTCCCCCGTTCTTTGGTGGTCAGCAGAAAGCTATCGCCGGGTTCCATTTGATCAAACGGATATCGACAGCGAGAAGCTGGCAGAGAGATATCCTTTTCAATGTCCATCGTAGTTCCTTTCAAAAAAACCAGAAGGTCCTCTATAGACCTTTTGGCAGGAGATGAGTGTTTTTATTTTTTCAAAAAGAGTCTCGCGGAGCTCCCCAGAGAATTACCTCTCCTCTCCTCCCTGTAATTTGGTGTATTGCTCTAAACCCTTGTCTCCACTCACTTATTACGGCATTACGTCTATTACGCCATTTTTCAAAAAAAAAAATAAAAAAAACCATCTCTTCCTCCCAAAAGCTCTATAGGACCCACTTATCCACAGAGTTATCCACAGTTTGTCTAGCTTTCCAACCCGTTCTTTGACTTTTGTTGAGTGCTGTTAACCAAAAACACGACTTATCCACAAGTTATCCACAATAATGATACATTGAAAGTAACACGGATAACAAGCGAACATTTTGCGAAGATTCAGAGAAAATAGTTTACACTAAGCGTAACGAACATGCTACATTAGCCCCGGTCCGCGATCAAACAAACTATCAGAAAGGGTCCTGCGATGGGCAAAATGAGCGATCAAACCAGCCAAACCTACCAGCGGAAAGTAGCCGCCGGCCGTGCTGTATTCCAGCGGAAAAAGCGATCGATATGGGGTATGGTGACAATTGATACGACGACGGCATCGGGTTTCCCTGTCCGGGTAACGGGTTCTGTGCCTGACGATGTGTGCATTGTGACGCCGAGGGGGTATTCGGTGGATTTTTTAAATTTGAGTGTTTTGGAGGAGGATCGGTTGATGAGTGAGTGGATGGATGGGTTACGGGATTATCTGGCGGACGAGGCGTATGACGCGTGGCAGAGCCGGGATGAGGAGTGTCGGTGATGGTGCCACCAGAGCAGTGGGACGATTTGATATGGAAGCCTGTTGTTCCGAAGGGTCGGCAAAAAAAGCTATTGGTTGTGGAGGGGGAGTCTGTTGGTGACACGCCGCACGGTCGGCGGGTAAAGGAGCGGCATTCTGACCTGACGGCGATTGCGTCTGACGACCGGGTGGAGGACAAATCCTGCATGGCGTTGTGGACGGCGGTGGTGGCATCGGCGATTCGGGACACGTGTAAGCGGCCCATTTTGCTGGATGGATATAACGAGGGGTGCACGAATTTCGTATTGAGCCGATGGAAGCGGTTGGGGATTGAGGTGAAGCGCGGGACGCGGATACCGACATTTCATGCTTGCAGCGCGTTGGCATTCCTGTTTACTCCGGCGCGGAGTGACGCGATTCTTGAAGCATTGAACATTGAGGGTGGGCATTTCCGGAAGAACTTGGTGGAATGCATGTTGGGGGCTCGGTATGCGCGGTTTTCGACGTTTGTGGGGATGATTGATGCGGAGGGGCGGCGGAACTTTCGTTACAACCATTGGTTCTGGGAGCGGTATGGGTGGTTGGTGACGAAATATGTGCAAGATTACGATCAATATGAGAGGAAAGGGGATAGGGGACATGAGGAAGAGAGCGAAGATTGACATGCGGCATCCATATTCCGGCGCGGTGACACATACGCTGGCGGACGGGTTAAAGCGGCGGATGAGGGGTTACGTGGCCCGGGTGTTGGCTGAGAAGAAAGCGCGGGACAAGGCTGATAGGGTGAAGAAATGAAAAACGCGCTAAAGGTTCTGGCAACAATGTGTTTTCTCGTGTTTCTTGCGGTCAATGCGTTGATCTTGATGGTCTTATACGTCAAGTGGGTTAGCAAAATGGTGGGGGTGATATGACACGCGAAGGAGAAGAAATAATGGAATTTAATCTTGAGGTTAATTGGGAACGCATGGTTGAAAGCAACAAGAAAGAAAGAGCGGATGAACGCGCATGGGAAGAGAAGAACAAGGGCTTCAAATTAAAGCTACTTGACGTTGTCAAGACCAAACGCGGCACGTTGGCAGTGGTTAGCAAACTGAGCGATAGCGGTAAGTTTAAAGAAGCATCCCTCACCTTTGCCGGTAACACGGGCAATCAAAAAGTTTCGTGGTATCACCCCTCCGAACTGCGCG